CGCGCTGCGTGAATAGCTCGACCAGACGTCGCAGGAACGGGGAGTTCATCTGCGCCCATATGGCGTCGTCGTCGGGATTATCGGTGAGCGCCTTGAATAGGCTTTCCAGCGCGCATTCGCACTGGTCATCACTGAGCTTGCTGATATCGAGTAGATGAGACATGCAGGGAGGTTACCGTCACGATAAAAAATCGCCCGCGCTTGCATCCGTACAGCGCGGGCGGGTACTGCTGGCGAATAGCTTTCCTTGCCTTCCTCGCCCTGGGTTCTTTACGGATCGATCGTGAATATCGGTAGACCAAAGGACTTGGTCATATCGTCCGCACCTTCCTGCTCATTTGCATCGTCTACGTTGTCGGTGTCTGTATCGCTTGTTTCGCCTGACTTCGGCGCCTTCGCTGGCTTGACTTGCTTTGCGGGCGCGGCCTTCGGCTTGGGATTTTTCTTTCCGGTGGCTTTGCCGCCCGTGGCATCGCCGCCGGCCGCGCCGGGCTGGTCGCCACCCTCGTCGCCAGGCTGTGGCGCCATCCCCTGCTCCATCTGCCAGACGCCAAGCAGCGCCGGATTCACGGGAGCGTCGCCCATCTTGCTGCCCTTAACCGGCCACGGGTCGTAGCTTTCCTGCGCGCGGATTTCATCCACGGTCAGTACCAGCTTGCGCATTTCCTGGCGTGCCTTGTCGTCCTCGGGGTCGAGGCCGGTAAAGCGGAACACGTAATCCGGGGAGAATTCCTGCACAATGTAGTCGGAGAAAAGATTCTCGTAATACGTAAGCAGCGGGCGAAGGCCCTTGTCCTTGGAGTTGGTGATTTTCTCATCGGTGTCGGAGCCGGATAGGCTAGACGTGCCGGCGCTGAACGACTCAAAGTTAATCTCATCCGGCGCGATGCTGTAGAGCGCGCAGATGATGGACGTGAGAAACGTCATCCACTTCGCGAACATCACATCGTCGACGTCAACGCCGAATTTCTCGAACTTGGCGGAGCTCTCCTGATCCTTGGACACCATCACGGGAAGCGCCCATGAGTTGTTGATGCCCTTCACCATCGCGTTCCAGTACCGCTTGAACGCATTCATGTCCCTTTCGTCATAGTTGCCCGACAAGTGGAGCATGCCCTTGGGGATGGCGTTCGAGTCAAAGAACTTGGTGTTATAGCTGAACGCATTGAGGAAACCCGTTACCACGCGCACGAGCAGCTCGGTCTCACTCACGCCATAGCCGCCGACCACGATGCTTGTGCACGGGTTGCGCGGCACATAGATGAGGTCGTTGTAGGTATATGCCGAGCGGATACGGCCCTGCACGACCTGGAGCGCGAAAATCTCGTCGTCGCCCTCATAGCCGTCTTCCGTACATAGGCGGATGGTGGCGCCGTCGACCGCATACATGCCATCCAGGCCTAGATTCCGATTTCGCTTGAACTCGGTCTCGATGGGCATCGAGTCCATCGTCAGGGTGTCGCGGGTCAGCTTCGCCATGAAGCTGGAGAAATCGTCGCGTTTCAGACGCTGACGCTGACGCGGGCGATTCTCACGGCCGCAATTCAGGAAAAAGTCCTGCAGGGCCTGGATCGAGCCTTTCTGGTCGGCGCCAACTTCCTGGTTGACGTCCTTGGTCTGGACTTGGAAGCCAGGTCCTCGCACGCTCGATGGTGGCCGGCAGAACCGCTGCACCTGGCGCTGGCGCGTCATGATGATCGCGCTAAGGATCGGGGTCTGATCAACCATCGAACGAGCGGCGTCGAAACCAAAAGCCGAGGGCTTCTCGTAGTAGTCGCCCATGGTCGATACCTGCATGTCGTCGATCCAGACCGACTGCATACCCGCCTCGTGATTCTTAACCGCCTTGGACGGGAACGGAATCACGTTCGGCTTGGAGAGCGCCTTCGCTAGCTGCTGCTCCTCATACTGATTAGAGATCCAGTTGATCGCCTCGCGCACGTCCGCGCCGGGCAGCAGATCGCCAAGGCCGCGCGGCATGGTGGATTTCTGCAATTCGACATTAGCCTGCGCCCGCTCATCGGCGGGGGCTGCGTCGTTGTGGGCAGTAACGAGGGCGGATTCCTTCATATGTAAATGGTGCTGTCACGACTATGACGAAGGTCAATGTGTCGCGCCATTTGTCGTGACAGCACGATGCACCCCACACCAAAGGGGTGACGCATGACCACCAGCAAAGCACGACTAGAGGAGCGCCTTGAGGGCGCAGACCTACTCAGCACCAGGCTGAGAATTATTCAGGCCGATATCGAGCTAGCCATTAGCTACGCAGGTCGTTCCGGACACACATCCCTGATCGGTGAAGCAACCCGCCTACGCAAGGGTGCCCGCGAGTTGAATTTAAACACGAAAGATGTTGGCAACCGTCTGCGCCTTCGCATCCAGCAAATGGAGGCGTCCGAAAATGGGAGCCGTTGAACAGGATCTGGCGCGTCATCTGCGTCAAGTTGACCAAGATGACGACGATGCCGCCGCCGAGGAGCGGGCCGCCGTGGAACTGCGCGAGGAGATCGAGCAGGACGTCGAGGACCTGGAGACCGCCCTGTCCGAGTCGGTAGAGCACGGCGATTTCCCGTTCGCTCCCTTGGCGCGGATGCTGATCATCCAGGCCCATACCGACGACCCTCGCGAATTCATCCGGCGGGTACGCGCAGCGATCGAGCCGCGCATCAAGGCAATGGTCGATGAGCGAGTCCCGGGGCGCATCAAGCAGTGGCAAGACGATGCTGATCAGGCTCGTGCCGATGCTCGCGACCCGGACTGGGAGCTGAACTCATGGTTCTGATCCTGGCACTCGCTCTGATGACTACTCCAGCGCTGTCACAAGCGCCAGCGCATCGAACGCCGGAGATCTGCCCCGGCGCCACCTACTTCTACGAGCGACACCACCCTAAGCCCTACTGGGCAAAGCGAATGGTCGTCGTCTGCACGGTCGGTGATCACATATTTTTGAAAGAGAGAAAACAATGACCAGCGCCACGCAGCAGCAACACGAAAAGCTTTGGACGCCGGAGGACTGCGCGGAGTATCTAACCATAGCTCGGTGGACGTTCGTAAACCGCATCAGCAAAATGCCGACGTTCCCAAAGCCGCGTGTTGAGATTGGCCGGCGCATGCGTCGCTGGCATCCCGATGACGTGCGAGACTGGTCGTATCGATCCGGACGAAAGACGGCCTAATCGAGCTTGCCGGCCATGTCGGTGGCCGACTCGCGGTAGTAAATCAGCAACGATTTCAGGTCACGATGACCAATCACGCGCGCAAGCTGCAACACATCAAGCTTTTTCGAGAGGCGCCACACGCCCTCGGCGCGCGTATCGTGAAAGTGCAAGTCATCTAGCGCTGCCTGGTCGCGCCACTTACGCCAGTTTGCATCGCGCTGGCCGTCATCCATCATAAAGCACGGCTGCCCGGCATCGCGCGGAAGTGCTTCCAGAATCTGAACGGCAAACGACGACAGCGGAACATCCCGCTTGTCGCCGTTCTTTGTTTTTGGAAAATGCACATATCTCGCATCAAGGTGAACGTGAGGCCACGTAAGCCCAACAATCTCACCAGACCGCGCCGCCGTCTCGATCGCGAACAGGAACATTAAGCCGATACGGTTCGTGATTGTCACCGCCGCTAGGCTTTCCCCTATACCGAACGCATGACGCACCCTTGCTATTTCGTCGGCAGTGATACGCCGCCCACGGCTCTCAGGTGATGCCGGACCCTTGAACCCCGTGAAGGGGTTGTGTGTCATCCAGTTCCATTCCTCGCGGCAGCGGCGGAACATCCCACGAATCAGGTTGAGCTCGCGCCGGATGGAGGCGTCTTCAACCGACTTTGCCCGGCGGTCGCGGTAGTCGATCAAGTCATCCTTGTTCACGTCAGCGAGGCGCTTTTTGGCTATGGGATCATCCATCAGTCGCTTGCACCGGGAAATGTCAGACCGGCTCTTATCTTCGTTCACGTAGAGCTTGTGCAACCGACTTAGAGCGTCGCCTACCAGCATTGTCACGGCCGGGGCCTTGCGCCCTTCGGCCTCAGTCATCATCGCCCACTGTGACGCTTCTGACTTGGTGTCGAACACCCGTCCTTGACGCTCGCCGCCGATCAGCACCTGCGCGCGCCAGCGTTTGCCGATCTTGAAGATGCTCGCCATGTGCAATCCCTTGTGCAGTTCGTGTGCAACATGGTGCAACTTTGAGCAACTCACTGCAACTGAAAGCAACTTAGGCCACCCTTTCGGAGTGGCCTAAGTGCTTGTTTCTTCGTTGATTTGCGGTGTTTTGCAACCTACCGCAATTTACAAATGGTGCCCAAGAGGGGACTCGAACCCCTACGACTTACGTCGCTACCACCTCAAGGTAGTGCGTCTACCAGTTCCGCCACCTGGGCAGGTGTGTTGCCTGTTTCTT